GAGGCCAAAGGCTTCTTCAAACCATCCGATAGGCGGAAGATGCTGGCTGTAAAGAAGGCCCATCCACATCTTGATATCCGTTTCGTCTTCCAACGTAACAACACTCTTAGCAAACAAAGTAAGACAACTTACGGGGATTGGTGCGACAAGCATGGATTCCTCTACTGCATATTCCCCAACATCCCGAATGACTGGCTGCCATGACCAACCGCTCAGACCTGATCTACGCCATCGATGAATTTGTCTATGACCTGCAGTATCACGGAGCCGAAGAAGAAGAGATCTTTGCGGCTCTGAAGGAGTACCTCGAAATCTATGAGGACTTAAGCCGTGCCGCATGGATTTGAAGATGGCGACAACTACGTCGTCAGTCAGGGACCCTGTCCCTCATGCACTAGCTCAGATGCTTGGACACTTTACGCTGATGGCGGTGGCTACTGCTTTTCTTGTGGCCACTATCAGAAAGGAGAAGGCAGCCAAGCTCCACAACTGCCGCGTAACCGCACATCCAAAATGGTGAACTATTCAGGAGACTTCATTGCTCTCCGCTCACGAAAGATCACCGAAGAGACGTGCAAGAAGTTCAACGTCCGGGCAGAGGGTCCAGCCCTACGCTTCCCCTACTACTCCTCCTCCGGGAGAGTGGTGGCATACAAGGAACGAAGCCCGGACAAGAAGTTCATCTTCTGCGGCACGAACGAAGAGCACCAACTCTTCGGCCAACAACTCTTCGGTACCGGTGGATCTACTAAGACCATCGTCATTACTGAGGGTGAGCTTGACGCCCTGAGCGTTTGGCAAGCCCGACCTAACTGGCCCGTTGTCTCTGTCCCGAATGGGGCGAAGGCAGCACGCAAAGCTTTGCAGTATCAACTGAACTACCTTCTCGCCTTTGACGAGATCGTGCTCATGTTTGACAACGATGAGGCAGGCGTAGAGGCCACGGAAGAGTGCATCAACCTCTTCCCACCTGATCGCGTTTTCATGGCTGCTCTAGGGCAGTACAAGGACGCATCAGACGCCCTCCAGGCTGGTGACGCTGATGCTATTCGGCAAGCCATCTGGAACCGTCGGGCGTATGTTCCTAAATCACTCATCGATGGTCGAGACTTATTCGAATTGGTATCCAGTCCACTTCATGGTCGGGATGCTGATTACCCTTATGACGATCTCAATTCCGTTACTGGCGGTCTACGCCTCGGGGAATTGGTCACTGTCACGGCCGGTAGTGGTACCGGTAAGAGCACGCTCTGCGGAGAGATCGCCGCACACCTGATTAAGCAAGAGCAGACCGTCGGATATATCGCGCTCGAAGAGAGCGTTAAACGTACTGGCCTCCGCCTCATGACGGTAGCTGCTAACAAACCACTACACCTAAACAATGAGATCCCTAAGAAAGATCTTGAGGCTGCATTCAAAGATACCCTTGGAAGTGGTCACATTTACCTACGGGATGGGTTTGGCTCTGTTGATCCAGACTCTCTTTTAAACGATATCCGCTATCTAGTTAAAACCAACGAAGTACAATGGGTAATTCTCGATCACTTATCAATCCTCCTGTCTGGCAACGAGTCGAACGACGAGAGGAAAATGATCGACGTGGTGATGACAAAGCTAAGGAGTTTTGTCGAAGAGACCGGTATTGGTCTGATTCTTATTTCGCACCTCCGGCGGAACCAAGGTGATCAGGGCCATGAGGATGGTGCCCGTGTGTCCTTAGGACAACTGCGGGGCTCACATTCAATTGCCCAACTCAGTGACCTTGTCATAGCGCTACAGCGGAACATCACCGCTGGAGATAACCGCTCTGAGCTGGTGGTATTGAAGAACAGATTCAACGGTCAGACCGGCCCAGCTGGTCAGCTTGCTTATACATCAGAGACAGGTCGCCTACAGACCGCTCTATTTGATTCCGTCGATTCCACTACACCAACCTATGACGACTTCTAATCACGCTGTTCTGTTCACCAAACAGACCTGTCTGCCTTGCACCAAGACCAAAGACCACCTGTCAGAGATCCTCAGGGATCAACCGGGACTAGGTCGGTACGTGTCAGTGCTTCAAAAGGAGAACCATTCGGCATTGGTTGAGGCCTATGACCTGAACCTCTACCCAACACTCCTGGTGGTGTACTCACTGGGCGAAGAGCTTGCACGCATCACTGGCGGTCAAGCAGTCCGTGACGACATCAAAGGAATACTTACCACCCTCCGCGCACTCGACAAATGAGATTGGTCTGCGATAGCGAGACCGATGGACTACTACGTGGTCTCACCAAGATTCACTGCATCGTTGCCCGCGACCTCGACACCGAAGAGGAATACCGCTGGGACAACGGCGACATTCCAACTGGACTAAAAGTTCTCTCCCAGGCTGATGAGCTTTGGGGTCACAACATTGTCTCCTATGACATCAAAGCGATTACGGAGCTGGTACCCGATTGGACTTACTCGGGGAAATTGTTTGACACGCTCATACTCTCGCGCCTGTTCTTCACCGACCTCTTGGACCGTGACTTCAGATTACGGCCTGCGAATATGCCCGCTCAACTTTACGGCAGGCATTCACTTGAAGCATGGGGCCACCGCCTCGGCGTACACAAGTCAGAGTTTGGTAAATCACTGGAGGGCGATTGGAGCGTCTATACGCCAGAGATGCTGGAGTATTGCGCCCAAGATGTACTGGTCTCAGTCTCAGTCTGCCGGATGTTTGAGCCTAAGCTTGAACAGTACGCACAAGCAATCGAGACGGAACATCGAATTGCGCTTCTTATGGCGTGGCAAGAGCGTGTTGGATTCCCCTTCAACGTTCAAGACGCGCATCTTCTCGAATCAAAGCTAAGAACTGAACTCGACGACATCTCAGACGAGATGCGTAATACGTTCGCCTTCGTTGATGGTGGAACGTTTGTTCCTAAACGTGCCAACTCCACCCGTGGGTACGTTGAAGGAGCGGCAATGTGCAAACTCAAAGAGTTCAGCCCTACTAGCAGAGATCACATCGCTTGGGCTTTCGAGACCCACAGGGGATGGACAGCAAAGGAGCGCACTGCTTCCGGTCGAGCAAAGATCGATGACGCTGTGCTGAAAGAGATTGGGACTCCCGAAGCTCTGAAGTTCGCTCGCATTCTCGAACTACAGAAACACCTAGGACAACTCTCTGATGGGAAGAATGCCTGGCTCAAACAAGAGTCCAAAGGACGCATCCATCACTCATGCATCCTCAACACAAACACAGGACGCATGGCCCACCTACGGCCAAACCTTGCACAGGTCCCGAGTGCTCCGGAATACCGGGCTCTCTTCGGTCCTGGTGAGGGGCGTGTTCAGGTTGGTGCTGATGCTTCTGGCTTGGAGCTTCGCTGTCTGGGCCATTACCTCGCCCCATTCGATGGTGGCAAATTCGCCAAGGAAGTCGTTGAGGGTGACATCCATACAGCTCTCGCGGAGATCTACTCAACCGACAGGAAGTCAGGGAAGGGTGTTACCTATTGCCTGATATATGGCGGGGGCAATATGAAGTTAGGCCTGACGGCTGGAGCTTCTAAGTCTGCTGCTTCCAAGAAGGGGGCTGAGATCCGTAAAAGGATCATGGAAGGCCTCGATGGTTTCGCAGATCTCTCCAAGGCAGTAGCCGAGAGAGCTGGTACTGACGTCCTCAAAGGACTAGACGGGCGACCAATCCGTCTGCAGGGCAAACACCACGCTGCCCTCAATTACCTACTCCAGAGCGCTGGCGCAGTCATCTGCAAGCTCTGGGTTATACGGGCCAATGAGCTGCTCCAGGAAGCAGGCATTGACTATTACCCGATGGCCTTTATCCACGATGAGATGCAGCTCTCAGTTGCACCTAGCCAAGTGGCTGAAGCCGAGTTCCTGATTACCGCTGCCATGAAAGACATTGAACACCAAATTAAATTCCGCTGCGCCCTTGACTCAGAAGCTCAACACGGCGCTAACTGGGCCGATTGTCATTGATTGCAACCGCCTTGGTGACCTCGCTGAGCAATGGGTTTCGATGCTCGCTGCTTGGAAAGGTGCTGAGGTATTCCCCAATGGAAACTGCACAGGGACTGCTGATCTAGTAATGCGTTTTGAAGGTCAGCTCTATGAGCTTGACGTAAAGGTGAGCACCTGGCGGGATAACCGCTGGGATCCAAAGAACACCCACCGAGTCAAGAACCCAGTATTCCCTGTGGTCGTGGAGCCCGACGGAGACATTGCCAACTGGCGAGTCCGCTGGATCCGCAACCGAGCACCGGAAGGGCTGCAGAACTTCTGGGATAAAGATTACCGTGTCGTTTCCACTAAGCCAAATGAAGCCGCTTAAGCTCCTAGTCGATGCCGACTTCTTCTTCTACCGAGCGGCCTCCGCTGCAGAGGAAGAGCATGAATACAACGAAGACCTCACCGTCATCGTTGGAGATTTCCAGAAGGGCAAGCGGATCGTTGAGCAAGAGCTGGACAAACTCCGCTCCCGCTTCGACACCACAGACCTGCTCCTCTTCTTTACAGATCAGGTCAACTTCCGCAAAACCATTGATCCCAGCTACAAGGGCAACCGCACCAAGCGGAAGCCATGCGGCTATCTGAAGCTGAAGAACTGGGGTCTCGATACCTACCCATCACTCATCAAACCGACGCTCGAAGCAGATGACTCTCTTGGCATTGTCGCCACGAATGGTTCAGTCGATCACTTCGTATTGGTCTCGCCTGATAAGGACATGGGCCAAATTCCTTGCCGTATCTACGACCTAAAAAATGAGTACACCCAGACCCCTGAAGCTGCCGAGAGACTGCTCTACAAACAGTGTCTTCAGGGAGATAGTACTGATGGCTATAAAGGTTGCCCCGGTGTTGGCCCTAAGCGTGCTGACCTTATCCTTAACAAGCGTAAGGGCAGCTACTGGGAAGCGTGTGTAGAAGCCTACAAAGACGCTGGTTGTACTGAAGAAGACGCACTAAGAAACCTCCGCCTTGCTCGAATCCTGCAGGCATCTGACTGGGATTCAGAGAAGCAAGAAATTATCCTCTTTACACCATGATTACAACTCTGGTTGTGTCCCTAGGGGTCACACTTGTCTGCCTGTGTTTCTGGGCAGCAGTTGATCCCTGGTTTGCCTTAATCCTGGACATCTGCGTGAAGATGCTGTGGCTAGAAGCTCGACGGCTCTACATGAGAGTCCGCCTGTCCTACGACATTTTCATCATTAAGCGATCACACAAACGTTACCTCCGAATGGCTGATGAGATTCTCAAAGAAAGAGCTAGAGCTGATGAGGAATCAACTCGAAGCTAAAAAGGCTTATCGCTACACAACTCTCCCATGCTCTGCCGTGATCTGGGAGCCGTATATGGAAACACTACTCACCAAGCTAAATGACGAACTCGAAGTTCTCTCCTAACCACTACACACAGGGGATCGAGTGCTGGGACTACATCGCTTCTCAGGACCTTGGGTTTCTGGAGGGGAATGTGATCAAGTACGTAACCCGGGCTGGCAAGAAGGATGGCGAGACACGTCTCGATGACCTTCTTAAGGCTCAAACCTATATCCGCAAACTTATCTCACTAGAAGTCGATGTACCCCGATCTGATGGGCCAAGCCCTGCTATTCCGCAAAGCGATGTCACAGACTTGCGGCACATTCTCCCCTAGTATCTCCGAAACCCCTGCTCGTTTAATAGCTGAGGAAGTCGAAGAGTTCAGGGATGCACTGGAGTGTGCTCTGGACCATATCCAAAACTACCGGGCACGAGAAGAGTGTCTGAAAGAACTGGCAGATGTTGTCTACGTTTGCTTTCAGTTTGCCGCTGCTGTCGGTTGGGAACTTGACGAGGCCCTGGACAGGGTCCACAAGTCCAACATGAGCAAGTTGGTCGATGGCAAACCTCTAAAGCGCGAAGACGGCAAGGTCTTGAAAGGACCTAACTACAAACCCCCTTACCTCACTGATCTTGTTTGATGTCTGATTACATTGCCCGCACCGGTCGAGTCCAATCCTGGCTCGACAACCCTGAATCAAAGCTACCTGTTAGCTGCACCGTATTCGTAGTAGAAGACTCCATGGAGGGTCCTAATGGTATTGAGGCCTCTTGGCGATTTGTTAGCCACGCGCTTAGGAACGCAGCCGGAGTCGCTGTACATCTATCTAAACTCCGCCCCCGTGGAGAAGAGAATGGAAAGGGCCTCGTGGCTTCTGGCCCGGTGTCATTTGCCAAGGTCTATTCAGTACTTAACGAGACTCTGCGACGAGGCGGCACGTATAAGAACGGGGCCTGTGTGATCCACCTGGATCTCAACCATGCCGACATTGAAGAGTTCATTGATGCACCGCGCCATGAATTGCCATGGGTCAAGAAATGCATTGACATCACTCACGATTGGTGGAATGAAACTACCGAACCTGTTAGACAGAAGCTGTACAAGGCAATCCAAGCCGGAGATATTTGGCTTAATAAGGTCAAGTACACCGACGAAGGAGAGCGCATATACGGTAACGTTTGTCTCGAAATCTACCTCCCCAGCCGGGGAACATGCCTGCTTCAGCATATTGCTTTGGGTTCCTGCGAACTGGAAGATATCTCCAGAGCATTTAGCCAAGGAATGGCCGAACTATGTAATCTCCATAAAAGCACCGGAGTGGGAGAAACTGGAGAGTATCTTGCCCCGGAGATCGATAAGCAAGTGGGTCTCGGACTTCTGGGCTTGTCTAACTTCCTCCGCCGATACGGAGTGAGCTATGCAGCCTTTGGAGAAGCGCTCTCTATCTACAAAGATACAGATGCTGTACAAACCCCTGCTCTATGTATCGCTCGGGAGTTTGCTGCTGGTGTCGCTTGCGCAGCTAGCGTCGCTCGTGCTCATGGCATGGTACGTGCGTTCACTATTGCCCCCACCGCAAGCTGCTCCTACCGATACACCGATCTCGACGGATACACACAAACCCCAGAGATCGCTCCTCCCATCAGCCGTCAGGTTGATCGGGACTCCGGCACATTCGGAGTAGAGAGCTTTGATTATGGCGATGTAGAGATCGCTAGTGAAGTGGGCTGGGATGCCTACAAATCCGTGGCAGACGGTATCTGCCAAATGTTCGAAGACACTGGAATGTTCCATGGCTATTCGTTCAACTCATGGTCTGACGTCGTTAGCTACGACCAGGCCTTCATCGAGGATTGGCTTGCCTCTCCTCAAACCTCCCTGTATTACGCCCTGCAGGTGATGCCTGACACCCTCCGTAAGGATGACGTCACATCGATCCTCGATGAGGACTACCACGATATTTTTGGCTTGACAGAGGAGGAATTCTGTTCCTCTTGCGCTGAGTAAATTGAGTAAGTACACCCAAATTGTGTCCCGGAAACGTACCTGGACACCCGTAGCAGTTGATAAAGGTGAAGTGAAAGAGGGGTCTGAAGAGACCCTTCTTCGCTGCCTGGCATTACGAACCCTGGAGCTTCCTGTGAAGGAGATGCTCACACAGGGTCTTGAGAAAGAACTACCCGACGACCCGGGAGTCATACCCGCACTTCATTCCAATATGGCCGATGAAGATAAGCATGACAAAGCTCTTGGCTATATCGTTGATGTTCACGGTACTAGCGACAGGGCGGAGCGGGAGGCTGAGAACATCCGCTCGGCCTGGCTCGCTGCTCCCGAGCATCCGATCCTTAAAACAGCGATCCTCGAAAGATCCGTTTTCTTTGTCCTACTTCCTTTCTTCCGTTTCAACGGTGACATGGGAATCAGGACCGTTGCCAGTGATATCAGCCGTGATGAGCAGACCCACACAGCGCTCCACGCAATGGTTGCCCACGACCTTGGTCACAAGACAACTAAGAACTTAGACAAGCTCCGTAAGGCCACTGTGGCCTGGGCGATGGAGAAGCTTGGATCTAATGAAGACCGCTATCTAGATAAAGACTTCTGGCTGAAACAGTCCGACTCTTTGTATCACCAAGGCAAGGCCCCTGGTCTTGTCGAAACACAGCGAGCCCGTATGCCTGCTTTCTTCGAGAGCAGCAATGTAAATCTCCCTAAGTATGGCTGACCTAACCGAGTCCGACGTCTTTGGCAGTGAGCCTGCGTTGGAGCGTCTGGAGAAAGAGCTAGACGCAATGTATCCACCAGTAAACCCGACACCAAAAGACGATGACCGCTTAATCATGTTTAGAGCTGGTCAACGTTCTGTCGTTGAGTACATCAAAGCAAAAAACAAAAATGTGTAGCTCCCCCTCAGCTCCCTCTATTCCAGAGCCCGAGCCCCTTCCGGCGCCTAAGCCGTTGCCTATGCCGCAGCAAGCGAAACCAGCTCCAGTGGTAGCCCCACCTCCGGCAATGCCTGTACAGAAGCAAGCACCTCTGCCTAAGCAGGTTGATGCTCCTACACCGGCACCCCCACCGGTACTAGTCCAGGGTGATCAGGACATGGAACCCACTGTTAAGCGTAAGAAGACCAAGCGCAAGGAAGTCCAGCAAGCAAGCAAAGGAACTGCTGGTCTTCGTATCCCACTCAATACCGGTTCATCTGCAGCAGCCGGTGGAAGCACTGGTGGTCTGAATATCCCTACTCCTTAAATAAATGAAAGCCTCTGCCCTTGAAAGGTACTTCACCCTCACAGCGGACAGGGAACAATTCCTCCAGACTGCTAGGAACTGTGCAGCACTGACCCTCCCATACCTCCTAACTCAGGAAGGTCTGGCACAGGGCGAACGTCTACACACCCCCTGGCAGTCGGTTGGAGCCAAGGGTTGCAACGTGCTCAGCTCAAAAATGATGCTGAGCCTTTTCCCTGTTAATGCCACGTTCTTTAAGCTCCAGGTCAATGACGCTGAGCTAGCGAAAGAAGGCGAGATCTCCCCGGAGATTCGTTCTGAGATCGACCTCTCCCTCTCCAAGATGGAGCGGATCGTTATGCAGCACGTAGCGGAAACCTCCGACCGTGTGCAGCTTCATGTGGCTATGAAGCATCTGGTAGTGACAGGTAACTGCTTGCTCTACCAAGGGAAGAAAGCCCTACGTGTGTTCCCTCTGGACCGCTATTGCATCTCCCGAGATGGAGATGGCAACGTCACAGAGATCCTTACAAAGGAGATCGTTGATCGATCTCTATTGCCTAAAGAGTTCCAGCAGATGCGCCCCGAGACGGACGTCAACTCCCCAGGAGAAGACGGGCCGAAGATGGGTGTAGCGTCAAGCGGGAACAAAGGTGAGGCAGACGACGCAATCGTCTACACCCACGTCAAACTTGAGGATGGCCAGCACAAATGGCACCAAGAGTGTGACGGCAAGATCATCCCTAATACTAAGTCCAGCTCTCCTGTAAAGACCTCCCCGTGGATGCCCCTGCGCTTCAACGTTGTGGATGGCGAGAGTTATGGACGTGGTCGTGTCGAAGAGTTCATCGGAGACCTGACCAGCCTGGAATCCCTCATGAAAGCAATGGTGGAAGGAACCGCCGCTGCAGCTCGTGTGGTGTTCATGGTTAGCCCTAGTGCAACCACTAAGCCTCAGTCGTTAGCTAACGCAGCGAGCGGCTCGATCATCCAAGGCCGTGCCGATGACGTGACTGTGGTCAACGTTGGCAAGACAGCCGACTTCCGCACAGTGATGGAGATGATCGGATCACTCACGCAACGGCTCTCAGATGCGTTCTTGGTTCTCCAGGTTCGACAGTCTGAGCGCACTACCGCCAGTGAGGTCATGGCCGTCCAGCAAGAGCTGAATGAACAGCTCGGGGGAATCTTCGGAAACCTCACCGTTGAACTGCTGACCCCATATCTGAACCGAAAGCTCTCGATGCTGTCACGCGCGAAGAAGCTTCCAGCACTACCCAAGAACCTTGTGCTTCCCACTGTTGTGGCAGGCCTCAATGGTGTGGGCCGTGGTCAGGACAAGCAAGCTCTCATGGAGTTTGTGACGACACTCGCCCAGACGATGGGTCCTGAAGCCTTGGCTCAATACATCAATCCAGGTGAGTTCATCTCACGTCTGGCAGCTTCATCCGGCATCGAGGCCCTAGGCCTTGTGAAGGATCAAGAGCAACTCGCCGCTGAGAAGCAAGAGATGCAGCAGCAACAGATGCAGCAGCAGGTTATGGGCCAGATCGGTCAGCTAGCCAAGTCTCCAATGGGCGAGGAAATGACAACCCAAATGATGGAACAAAATGGAAACCCCAGCCCCGAAGCGCCGCCGAGCGAGGAAGCCTGACGGCCAGTACAAAGCTGATAACCCTGACACCGTGACTAATGAGGCATGGCTGCCTGTTGAGGCTGTTGATGCTCTCGTAGATAAGCCTGTCGGTAAATACGACGTGAAGCCACGGATCATCGGAACCTCTGACGACACAGCAGGTAAGTACAGCAAAAAGCCCAAAGTCCGCCCGACATTTGGCGGAGTAACCACCACATTTAACTGATATGGCAACCACCACCTTTATCGATCCTGAGGGCGTAAGCCCTGAACAGCAAGCCGCAGAAACCGCAGCCCTGGAGCAAGGCGAGAAGATCGCCCAGATGCAGGAAGAGGATCGAGCCCGCTCAATGGAAAGCATCGAATCCGAGCAGGAAGATGCAGCTCTTATTGGTGGGAAGTTCAAATCCCAGGA